GCGCAGCTGATCAATGGAGAACCATATGGTTCGTCGATAATGTATGGGATAATTGTGCCACAAAAAATCCGTAATGTAAACAGTAAAAATGAAAAAACTGCATAAACAACTGATTTTATTGACAAAAATAATTAGTTTAGGAAGTCAGAGAACTCTGTCAGACTGATCTTGTGACCAAGGATTTTCTCTGCCACTCGCTTCAGATTCCACTCATCTCTGCTGTAAAACTCGATCACCGGATTGCCGCCTCCTGGACCGGATTTATCGATCAATTTAAACTTGATTGGATGATCATCGATCGACTGTTCGCACTCATCGAGGATATCGATCAGATCGTCGAGTGTCGTGGTGGCCATGATGTCTAGCTGGATCCTGTACATGGGATTTCCTTTATAATAAAGTTTATTCTTCTTTCTATCACGACAGATGGATTTCTGTGTGACTGAAGTACAGTTGCATAATCTCTGTCAAAAGTAAACAAAAATATATTGGATACAAAATCTGCACACTGAAATCGATCATCAAGAATGTGTCAACCTCAATCGATTATTGGTCTATTAGATTTATTAGACACTACGGTTCGAAAAAAAAGTTTTTTTTGAAAAGTTCTTATATATAAATAAGCTTAATAACCGACCACTGCGGTCTCACCGGAGAACCATATGGTTCATCGATTGATAAAAAACTACTATTTATCCCTGTTGCTGCGACCATGATCACCGACTTTTTTCGATTGCGCCAGTGATAACAGAGCTCGTGCGCGTGCGCGGGAATCGCGGTCCGTGTGCCTAGGAACACAACAAAAAGCTTCTGACCAGGGACCCCGAAGGGCGCCCCGGGGGCCAAAAATCGCCCGGCTGGCCCAAAAAGCGCCTAGCAACTCGATCTGCGGGACAAGATTCTTAAAACGGATAAAATAGGTTGACAATTATTAGTATATATAAGAGAATTCTTAAAATTGTCAAAAAATCCAAAATGAGGCGTCTAATCAATACAATACTCCAATATAGTTCCACAATTATTTTTCGTTGTTTACAAATTATTGGTCAACTGTTATATTTATACCGAAAGGAGGTGCTATGCCAGCAAAAAAGGGCTTATATGCCAACATTCACGCAAAAAGGAAAAGAATCAAAGCAGGTTCTGGTGAGAAGATGCGCAAACCAGGCTCCAAGGGGGCTCCGTCTGCTGCTGACTTTCGTAGGTCTGCTAAGACTGCTAAGAAAAAATGAGGAAGAAACCAAAACCGTACGGTAAACCACCAAGGAGATAATGGCCAGGCCAAAAGGCGCAAAGAACAAGAGGACCCAAGAGATAATGGACCGGCTAGCCGAGCTAGACTGCGATCCTATCGAGGGCATGGTCACGATTGCCAACGATCCGACGTCAAGTCAGGAGTTGAAGCTTCAGGCGTATAAGGAGTTGGCGCAGTACGTGGCACCTAAGAGAAAAGCCGTGGACATGACAGCTTCTGTTGACGGCAACATCTCAATCGACATCGTCAAGTTTTCAGATATAGAAGAGGATGAAGCTCAGGGTTCCAGTTGACTGGAGACCCAGGCCATATCAGTTGCCGCTTTGGAAGTTTTTAGAGGGCGGAGGTAAGAGAGCAGTCTGTGTCTGGCACCGTCGTGCCGGCAAAGACTTGTGCAGTATCAACTGGGCCGTGGTCTCAGCATTGCAGCGTCCGGGCCTGTATTGGCACTTGTTTCCTACCTACAACCAAGGTCGCAAGATTGCTTGGGACGGCATGACCAAGGACGGTCGTGCTTTTCTCAATCACTTTCCAGAAGAGTTAGTCGAAGCCAAGAACAACACCGAGATGCGATTGACACTGAAGAATGGGTCAATCTTCCAGGTGGTAGGCACTGACAACGTAGACCGGCTGATTGGAGCAAACCCAGTCGGTGTCATCTTTTCTGAGTATTCCGTCCAAGATCCCAGAGCCTGGGACTACATCAGACCAATCCTTGCAGAGAACGACGGCTGGGCATTATTTATCTTTACAGCCAGGGGTCGCAATCATGGTTATGATCTTCTGAACATTGCCAAGAGGAATGAGACGTGGTTTCAGCAAGTCTTATCGGTAGAGGACACTCGAGCCATTCCCATGTCAGCAGTTGACGAGGAACGCGCGGCGGGAATGCCAGAGGAGATGATCGAGCAAGAGTTCTTTTGTTCGTTTGATGCTCCTCTAGTAGGGGCATACTATGGTAACGCGATGGCACGGCTGTTAGCAGACAAGCATATTACTAAGGTTCCTTACGAACCCTTGTTAGATGTACACACGTCCTGGGACCTAGGTGTAGGTGACTCGACAGTCATCTTGTTCTTTCAGTTGCAAGGCAACGAGATCAGGATCATCGATTATTATGAAAATCAAGGCGAGGGCCTAGCACATTATATCAAGGTACTTCGGGAGAAAGAATACGTATATGGTGACCACTACGCACCACACGACATCCAGGTCAGAGACTTCAGTACTGGTAGATCTAGGTTAGAGATTGCCAGGGAGCTCGGAGTCAGGTTCAGGGTCGCAGCCAACCTGAGGATTGACGACGGCATCGAGGCAGTCAGGTCCATCTTGCCAAGGTGCTACTTTGACGAGGACAAGTGCAGCCACTTGATCGAGGCCCTGAGGCAGTACAGAAAAGACTATGATGAGAAGCTGAAGGCCTACAAGGACAGACCCTTGCACGACTGGACCAGTCACCCGGCAGATGCCATGCGGTACCTGGCACTAAGTGTGAGAGACCGGATTAACAAGAAGATTTCTAACTTGCCAAGACAAGCCGAACTTGAATACGGGATCTTTGACGCATATTAGACACTTAGAGAAGTCAGATGTCAAG